AATTCCGGGAGCAGGAATACCGGGAAGATTTTGCAGCGCGCGCTGAACATTCACGGCGCCGGGCTTGTGGTGGACGGGATTGTCGGCCCCAGGACCAGGCAGGAGTTGCAGGACCAGCTGGCCGCCACGGGTGAAGCGGTGTTCCTTATCGCTCTGCAGGAGAAGCGTCAGGCGTTTTACCGTTCGTGCAAGCAGTTTCCTGTGTTCGGGAAGGGTTGGTTGAACCGCTGCGACGATGCGTTCAGCGTGGCGCAGGAGCTTGTTTAGCTGTTTTCATCATTAGTTGTTATGAGTTCAAATCCATTAAAAGCTGTCGGAGGGGCCCTGGCAAATATCGCCACGTTCGGGGGATATGGAGCCAATAAGGCGGCCAAGAAGCAGGCAAGCGCCGCCAACGCTATGGCCGATGCCATGGCGAATGCCCCGGAGCAGAAGGTTATTACTACGGAAACCAAGGATGTTTCCCAAGCGGAGGATGCGGTGAATTCGTCTGCCCGCCGCCGCTTGAAGCTTAGTAATACGACGAACCGGAGTAATCCTCTTTCTTCCCTGGCTGGTCTAAGGAAGACGCTGGGTTGATTTTTACACAGGAGATTCATGGAAAATGTTAAAGATTTATTGAGGACGGCAGACGCCCTGTTCACGGAGATGAATAAGAATTCCGGGGATTGGGATGAATTGCGCCGGCGCATCATGCCGAGGATGGAGGGGAAGGCCCGCCAGCAGGAACAGGCTAATGAGATGACGGCTGCGTCCAGTTTTTCTCCGGTGGCGCATAAGTCCCTTTTGAATTTGGCGTCCGCTCATCTTCTTTTTATTACTCCCATGGATCAGAAGTGGTTTTCCCTGCGGCCGCAGGAGGAAAGGGATGATTACACCGATGAGGATGACTGGTACAGCAAAGCGACGGAGGCCGTCTACCGTGCGCTGGCGGATTCCAATTTCTATGCGGCGGCCCACGAGGTTTACCTGGACCGTTGCCTGACGGGTACAGGCTGCATGTTTGCAGATGTTTCCCGTGACGGGTCCCTGGTGTTCAAACACGTTCCTACCGGGACTTATGCGATTGCCGAGGGAGCCCACGGGGAGGTGAATACGCTGGTGCGGACGTTGAAGTTTACTGCCCAGCAGGCCGTGGAGATGTTTAAGCTGGGTAATCTGCCTGTCAAGATTCAGGAGGCGTATAAGAATGCGGAGAGGCGATACACCGAGATGTTCGAGTTTGTTCATCTTGTACTGCCCAACAGCCGGGCGCAGTTCGGTTCCGACATGGTAAGGCCTAGCCGCCGCAAGTGGTTGGACGTGTATATTGCCAGGGAGGCGGAGAAGATTGTTTTCCATGGCGGCTTTTACGAGTTTCCTTTTCTGGTGACGCGCTTTTTGAAGGGCGGCGTTTCTTCTTACGGAGAGGCTCCGGGGAAGGCTGTGCTGCCGGAGATCAAGGCTACCCTGCTGATGGATCGGGTGATGGATGTGGCCGGCAGCCGGGCGGCCATTCCCAGCGTTATCGTGTCAGCTAAGATGGCAAAGGAGGTTGATTTGAGGGCCGGAGGCAAGACGGTTGTTCCGGATGAGCTTATTAGTTCACAGTTGCCGAGGGAATGGGCGAACGTGGGGGATGTGAGGTTTATGCTGGAGCGGCAAGATAAGAAGGAGAAGTTGATCAGGGAGGCGTTTTTCAATGATATTCTCCAGGTGGTTTCAAGCGTGGACCGCGAGATGACGGCTACGGAGGTGAATGCCCGCGAGTCGGAACGCATTATTTGCTTTTTTTCTTCTTTCATTCAGTTTTCGCAGGATTTTCAGACGATGATGAATCGCATTGTCTGCCTGATGTTCCGCAATACGCAGGGGGCCGTGCTTCCGGGCGACGCGCCTGATGAGTTTTTTGTCCGTTCCGCCGATGGGGGGAAGTTTGAGTTGCGGACTCCCCGCACCCGTTATCTGGGCAAGATTGCCCAGGCATTTGACCGTTTGCAGAGGTACGGCCTTGAGGGGGTGTTGAATGGGTTGGCGAAGTATATCAAGGTTTCGGGCGATACCCGCATTGCCAAGCGCATGAAGGCATGGGAGGTATTGCGGTTTATGTGGGACAGTTCCGGCGCCCCGTCCAAGTGCATTGTGTCCGCGTCCGAGAATAGCAAGATGGTTGAGGAGGAGAAGGCGCAGGAGGATCAGATGCGTCAGGCCGCCCTTGCGGAACAATTGGCCAGGGCCGGCAGGGATAGTGCCGCGGCGTCCGCACAGTTTAATACGGAATCATGATGAATATGTTTGAAGATAAGCCGACACCGGAACAGGTTGAGTTTCTCAAGAGGCTCAACCGGAGGCGAGCCGCACTGAAGGAGGCTTTTACTCCGGAGGTGCTGGATATTTTAGAGAAGGAGTTCCAGACGAATTTGCCCTGTTTTCAAGGGAAGGCTGGTTCCTACGACCCCCTTGACGCGATGCGCCGAGACGCCCAAAGGGAAATGCTCCTGTGGGTGAAATACGAAATCGAACAATATAACCCTGATTTATGATATACAATAGATTATTCCACAATAGGTTCCTGAGGGAAGAGGCCATTCCCGGCAGCGAAGGAGAAGGCCCCGGCGGCGGAGCGCCGCCCCCGGCAAGTCCCGTGGACAGTCCGCCTCCCGCGAATCCTCCAGTCCCGCCCAATCCCTACGATTTTTCAGGGGGTGCGGAACAGCCCGTTCCGGATCCCGGCAGTACTCCCCCGCTTTCTCCGCAGGAGGAGACCGAGTATGAAATTGATTTTGGAGAGGGGTTTGTGGAGAATGATGCCCTGCGAGATATGTTGAAGGGACATGCCAGGGCGGCAGGGCTGCCGGCCGATGCCGCCGGGAAGTTTCTTTCCGAGGTGGCCGCCAGCATCCGCGCGGACGAGGAGGAGGCTTTTAAGGAGGCAGACGAAGCGTTGAAGGACGAATGGGGAGCGGAGTATGAGACGAATGTTTCTGCCGCCAAGGCGTTTGCCCGGAAGCTTTCCGTGGAGTCCGGCGTTCCTATGGAGAAGATGGCTGTGTTTGCGAGTCCGGACGGGTTCCGCGTTCTGCACGCCATTTCCCGGCTGACAGGCGAGGGAGGCTTGAAGGGCGGCGGCCAGATTCCGGCGAAGACGGACCCTGCCGACGAGGCTCAAGCTATTTTGTCCGACCCCAATCACCGTTATTATAAGGCGATCGCCGATCCTTCGCATCCACAGTGGCGGGAGGCTACCGATTATTATAATAAGCTGGTGGGGATTTCCGGTTAGTTTTTTGCGTTGACTATTGGTTCGGAGGGGTGTCCTGCTGTGCGGGGCGCCCTTTCTTTTTTTCATTTGTTCAAGTTACGGTTGTATTCATCAGGCCTGGGGATGTGGCATGATGCCTCAAATGGATAAGGTGACCGTTTTTAACCAGGCTTTGGCCCAGTTTGGGGACCGGGAGTATGTGAAGGGTTCCCCAGCCGGTCGCACCGTTGATTTGTGGTGGCCTACCGTGTTGCGGGAAGCGCTGTTGTTCGGGGCATGGACCTGGGCAACCAAACGTGTTGAGATGGATCGCTCCGTTATGAGGCATCCGATTCCGGATGATTGCCTGCGCGTGCTGTATGTGGGGGCGGATTTGTTCCGCATTGAGGGGCGTGATTTGGTGGTTGAGCGTTACGGGAAACGCGCCGCCGGGACCGATAAGCTGGTGGTGGATTATCTTTCCGACGAGGTGGCCCGTTCCGAAGTGCTGCCGGATCACAGTCCGTTTTTTATCAAGGGCGTTGTGTTTCTTCTGGCTGGCAGGTGCGCTTTGAAGCTGGCTTCTTCTCCCCAGCTTGCGGCCGCTTTGGAGGCACAGGGGGAGGCGTTTTTAAGCAAGGCCCTTTATTGGGACACCTGCCAGCATTCTTCCAACGACCAGGATCCTTTAACAGAGATTTTAAGCAGTTCCATTTTCTGATGTTATGAGTTCCGATTTCGGGGGTTCCCAGCAGTATAAGTATCAGGGGCAGGCGGCTTTGAGCAACGGGCGCGCCACGCAGGCGGCTTATGAGAAGAAGGCCCGCGCCCTGGAGGCGGAGGCGGTTTCCGATTCCCACCTGGCCGCCCGCAATATGAAGCGGATGCGCCAGAATCAGAATGCCGCCATGGGGTCTGTACGGGCACAGCGCGGCGGATCCGGTTTTACTTCCGAGGGGTCCGGCAGCCAGGCGGAGGTGGCGGTGGCGGATGTGTGGGAGAGCGCCATTGGGGACGCGGCCCTTTCCAACGCTGTTTCCGATGCCAATAAGCGGTTTGCCGCGGAGTCCGCCCGATACCAGGGGGATCTGTCCATGATGGCGGCACGCAGCGAGGCGGACCAGTATAAGATGCTTTCACAGAATGCCCTTGGTTCTGCCATGATCCAGACGGCCCTGACGGTAGCGGGGGGGGCCATGGGGGCGGCAGGAATGTCCGGTGGCGGGTTGCTGGGGGGTGTTACCGAGAGCGGGCAGACGTGGGGTTCCGCCGCCGGAGGAACCCAGGGGGCTTTTTCCGGGATGATGAATGCTTATTCCCTTTCCGGTTCCCTGGGGGGGATGGTGCCGGGGAGCATGCAGTCTTCCAACAGGTTGAGGGATTTCCTGCTGGCTAATTTCATGGGTTTTGGAAAGAGATGAGCGTTTCTCCCATGCAGCAGGCTTTTTTACTGATGGAAGCCCAGCGCCCCGGCTGGTTCCGGGAGACCGTTTCCCTGGCGGACGCGGGAGGAGGGATCGTGTGGTGCTGCCCTTCGTTGTTTTTTGCGGGGGTGCCGGATCCGGAGTCTCCCAGGACGTTGATTGTTCTTTTTGCCCACGGCCGCATGGAGGCCGTCAGGGAGCTGGCTTGTCTGGTGCAGGGGCGTTTTGACCGGGCAAGGTGGCAACGCTGCATCCGCGGACGCGAGGACTGGAAGGAGATTTCCATCCCCAGGTTTTTAAGTTTTAACCGTTTCAAGATGAAAGAAGATGAGTGATTTACAGCAACCCATGTACGGAGGAACCCGGATGAATGCGGCTTCCTCCACCCCTGCCCCGGTCCAGATGCCGGATGTTTCTTCCAAGCCCGTTCAGAGGGCGCTGCAGAATGCCCAGGAGTTTGTGTTTGATGTTGCCCACCAGTACCAGCGCATGAAGGATTTCGGCGAGCAGACGCGGCTGGAAGGCCGGATGAATGATTTGGCCAGCGAGTTTGAGCAGGAGATGACCCGGAGATTAGGGGTTGCCCGCGGTGATAAGCTGTCTTTTTATGATCGTGACGGGAGGCTGAAAGAGAGCGCCCTGAATACGTTTGTACGGAATTACGAAGGGAAGTTCCGCGAGTTGAAGGGGAGTTTTGTTTCCCAGGAGGAGGCCTCCAGATTCGGAGCCAGGCAGCAGGATGTGATGCGCCGACTCCAAGGGCGGGCTTCCGAGTTGATGCTTAAGGGGCAGATTCAGGAGTCCAGACAGGCTTTTGAAGAGGGGTTGAAGGGGGATTTGCTGCGGAGGGATTACCAGGGAGCCACCCGTAGGCGCATTCAGGCTTACGAGGCCGGCATTATTTCTGAGAATGGAATGAACAACGGTATTCTGGAAGATACACGGAACGGCCTTTTGGACGAATACGAGCAGGATATGCTGATTAACCCCAGTGTTGCTTTTACGAAGCTTGGGGACGGCTATTTTGATGCTCTGGGCGCAGGAGATGTTTTAAAGCTGAAGGAGAAGACCAGAAGGTTTTTACGTTCCGCGAACCGCTCCGAAAGTGAAGATGGAGCGCCCGGTTACAGAAAGGGTTCTCTTTGGCCGAAAGCTTCCCTCCGTTACGGAGCCACGGAGCAGGAGTACGACTGGGTGGAGCATTATAACCGGACCGGCAGTTACGGGAAATACGCCCCTTCCATTAAGTTTGCCTTCCGGGAGGATTTACGGAATCTGCCCCCCGCCAATTCCGGCGAAGAAAGAACAAGGTACGTCAATGACATGTTGAAGAAGTGGGGGCAGTATGGACAGGTTCTTGGAGATGAAAGGAAGTTGCGCCTGTTTGTGGAAGACCGGATTGACGCCATGGGGAGCCCCAATACGAACCGGAATAATATAGAGGCCGTTTTGAAGGCCATGCCGGATCATGTATATATCCCTTATTTTTCTTACCAGGTAGCTAATGCTTACAAGAGTGGTGACCAGGAGCAGATTAAGAAGGAAGAGAATACGCGGGATGAGGTGGAGGCAGATATTTTGTATAAGACGGAACTTTCCATGACAGAGTGGAGACAGGCTCATCCTAATGCCACACTTGCCCAAGATCTTGCGCAGATCCATAAATTCACCGCTTTTCATGCCGGGAACAGGTTTGCCTATCGGCCTATTACCGAAGAAGACAAAAAAAGATCTGACGAGAGCCGCATGAAGAAGGCGCTGGAGTCCATGCCTTTGTATTCTTTTGAGCAACAGGAAGAGTTGAACGTGTCTCCAGAAGAGAGGGAGGCCCAGCAAAAGAAGGCGGCACAATATATTAAGGGCCAAAGACCTTATTTGCCTTCCCCTCTTGAGAACCACCCTGTTTCTTTTGTCCGGCATGGTGCGTCCGGAGCGTATGTTTCCAAGCAGGCTTATGAGGCTATCAAGGCTAAGTTTGGGAATAGGCCTTTTGCCCGCATTTCTCTGGGACGCAACGGAGCTTTTCTAAAGGTTCCCGTGGTCGGGGTTTATGAGGGGACCCCGCGGGGCGTTGAGGTTTCAGGACCGCTTTATGAACGCATGGCGTTAAGGTTTCCCGGTGAACAGGCCAGCGGGAATGTCAGCATTTACGACGGGAAGGATGAACCGGAAGCGCCGGAAGATGGATACGGACCAGGCCTGCTGCCTCCTTTGCCGGGTGGGGACGATACTTACACGCAGGTGAACGATATTGGCGATTCCGCTCTTTTACCTCTTAATCAATAGTTTTAGCACAATAATATATGTTTGCACAGGATGTTTTTGAAAGGTTGGGGCTGTCCCAAGATACGGATTTATTGAACGATCTCCAGAAAGAGGCGTTGTTAGAGCCAACGGAAGCGGCGCAGAGTCCCTATATGGATGACCCGGCATATGCCGGTTTTGAGACTTTGCGCGGTTTGTTTGGTTCCAACCATGGAGATAATCCCTCCATGTATTGGCTGGCACAGGGAAAAGAGATGCCTGAATTTGCCACCGTGGCGGACGCACAGGCTGCCGTCTGGAAGGATTTCCAGAAAAAAGCCCGTGCTTATCAGGAAGAGCAGGAGCGACAACAACAGGCACGGGAGGCATTGGCTGCTACGATTGATCCCTTCATTGACCGGTACGTGCGCGGGGACGCTGTGGTTCCCTCCCCTGAACAAGTAATGATGATGCAGGAGGCGGGCATTTCCTGGGAGAGTGTCAGACGAGCCCGAAGAGGGATGCAACTTGTCCGGGAATATGACACGCAGGGCATCCTGTACGACGACAGGATCATCAATAATCTGGCGGAACAGGTGGGAGATGATGAGTTGGCACGGCGCATTGTGCTGAATATGTTTTATAATGACGCCAGGAAGTACGCCAAGGATAAGCACGGTGACGAGTGGACCGGGATTGACTGGATAGATAAGGCAGCCCAGGGGGTAACGGGGATGGTACGCACCGGAGGTGTGAAGGGGTGGCGGACAGGTCAGAAGGCCTGGCGGAATTTACAGGTAATGGGAGAGGTGGATGCCGTTACGAATGCAGCTAAGCGTCTGCCGGAGTTGATTGCTTCCGGAATGGATGTGGATGAAGCACGCGCTCAGATTGAGAAGGATGCCACTTTTCTTGAGATACGACGCCGCTGGGCTGCCGATCTGGTTCAAACTATGGAAGCCGGGGAGAAGGAATATTTGGAAGGTGAGGACCGTCATTTGGTTGGCCGTATTGGTTCGCAGCTTGGTTCCATTATCGGAGATACGGCTCCCTGGTTCATTCCTGCCATTGGTCCTGCTATCGGAGCTTCCTCCGCCATGCAATCCCGCAGGGATGAGGGGGTGAGCATTGGGTTAACTATGGAGGAAACAGAGAAGAGGGCCATGATGTTCGGCCAGGCAGATGCTCTGGAAGAGATGATTGCTTTTTCCCCCATCGGGCGGTTGACGCCCGGATATAAGTGGTTGAAGAAGGCGCTTGGCGGTGGGAAGGCCGCCGGGAAGCTGGCCCCGTGGCGGGCTCGATGGATGGCGAGTCCGAAGGCCCAGTACGCTATTCAAGGGCTTTCCGGCGCTGCGGAAGAGTCCATTCTTGAGCCTACAGCCGGGTATTTGATGCGTACTGTACAGAGTATGAATCTGACGGACGAACGCGGAAAACAGACTTTCCGTCAGTATTTGGACGATATGGGGCAGATGATGCACGGAGAACAGGGGCTTGCCCTGCTGGCTTTTACGTTTGGGATGTCCGGCTTTAATTATCCTCAAATCAAAAAGGCGGCCCAGGAGTTTGGCCTTTCTCTGCAACATTACAAGGAACTGGGAGGCACGGCCCAGGGGTATCTGGAGGCCAGGGAGGAAAAGACCGCCGAAGGTTTTTTGAATAAGGCCCTTGCCAATTTGCATGATTCCTGGATGGAGGATCCGCAGGCTTCCCTGGAGCGGGCGAGCGCGGCTGCCGGAGAACGCCTTTCCGGGGAACGCATTGAGTCTTTGAGGGAGCTGGACGCGTGGCGGGCTGCCGAGGATGCCGGCATGGTGCCGCGGGTGGAGCCGGCGGAACAGGAGGGGATGTTCCGGGTGTATGCTCCAGCGCGCAGCACGAAAGCGCCGCGGGAGGATGCTTCCGTCTCCAGAGAGGGAGAGGAAGAGGACGCCCCTTCTTACACGCTGATGGACGGCGAGCAGATGACGGCTTATTTACAGGCGTTTGTGAGCGAGCAAGTGGAGAGTGACATCCTCTACACGCAGCATTTGCTGGCCGGGGACGTGACGGTGAGACAGGCCCTGGCCCAGGGGCGTTTTGACGCGGCGGAGGTGATCACGCGCACAGTGACGGATGAGAAGACCGGAGCCGAACGGGTGGTGATTGCCCCGGAGACGCTGGGGCAGATGAAGGCCCGCGCGGATATGGCGATGGCCGCTATCCGCGCCCTGGAGGCGGAGGGGGTGAGTTATGAGGATGCCGCCGACCGCATGGATGCTTCGTTGAGCGAGCATCTTCCGCTGGGAACTCTTGTGAAGACATGGGAGGAAGCCCAGGAACGCATCAGGACGGAACAGGCCCGCAACCCGGAGTTCAAGGTTCCGGCCATGGATGCCCCGTTTTCCAACGCTTATGTGACGAAGGTCCGCCGGGGAGATACGTTCCGCCGGGTGTTGAGGTATGCCCGCGGGAATGCGACGGTGGAGGATTTGATGGAGGAAACGATGGAACAGGCTGTCATCTCCTGGCAGGCGGAGCAGGGTTTGACCTGGGGCGAGTTCGGCGCGATGCTCCAGGAGGCGCAGAGGGTGATGAATGAGTTGTTCCCGGAGGCGCGGGGGGAGGAGATGCAGTTTATTCACCTGGACGCCGGGAAGCCGGTGACGGGTCATGACGCGATTGAGGCGTTTTCCAAGATCGGGCGTTCCCGCTGGCTGGCGGACGCGGTGAATCATCCTTCCCTGCCCTCCTGGCTGCGGAAGCTGCTGAATCACCTGGTGAAGTTCCTGGGGGCTTTCAAGGCGCGCGTGGAGCTGGGCGAGATGGTACGCCAGGCGGAGGAACAGGGCGTGTTTACCCTGCCGGTGCGGCAGGCGCTGGCGGTGATGCTGGACGCGGGGAATGCCCTGTACCGGGACCAGCAGGGGGATTTGATGGAGTTGTCCATGGAGCGGGCCAGAGCGCAGGCGGAGCTGGACGCGATGTTTGGCGCGGGCGTGGCGACGGAGGCCCGGACGCTGGAGGATGAGCTGGCGGAGAGCAGGAAGGAGGATGAGGAGCGCCGGAAGGAGGCCGAGGATGAGGCGCGGGCGCCGGAGAATTCCCCGGAGGCGCAGGAGGCGCGGCGCGAGCGGGAGCAGGCCCGCGTGGAGGCGCTGGGCGAGCCGGATGGGTCAGGGGTGTTTAACGGGGCGTTTATTGAGGTTCAGGAGGGGGTGCGCCTTGGGTTTATTGATAAAAATAAGCTGACGCTTTGCCCGGATGTGCCCCAGTTTAAGCAGGGCGCGGATGAGCAGACCGGGGTGGTGAATCCGATTGTGGGGGCGTGGCAGCGCAACGCCGCGCCGATTTCCGTGTGGCGGCGGGAGGATGGTTCTTTACAGGTGATCAGCGGACGGCACCGTTTTAACGCCTGCACGGATGAGGATATTAATTGCACGGTGTATGATGAGGCGGCCGGGTTTGATTTGGATTGGGCGCAGACGCATGACGTGGAGAATAATATCCGGGACGGGCAGGCTTCCCTGTTTGAGATTGCCCGGTACGTGAGCCAGAAAGGGTTGACGAAGGAGGAGGCTGTGGAGAGGGGGATTTTCCGCAAGGGACAGTCCCGGCGCGGGGTGGAACTGGGCATGTACGGCTGTTCCGATTTGCTGGACGCGCTGGGCAATGAGCTGGTTTCCCCGGATGACGCCTGGCGGGTGGCGATGGCGTTCCGCAATCAGACCGAGGTGCAGCGGGCCGGGCTGCGGGCCCTGATGGAGGGGAAGAGCTGGCAACAGGCTTTTGCCGTGATGCAGGTGGCCGCGAATATGGACCGCATCCGCGGGCTGGCGGAGGCGGCCGGGATGACGTTTGAGACGGATTTGTTCGGCAATTCCCACGCGGAGGAGTATTTTGCAAGGCTGGCGCAGTACGCCGCCGCCCGCGTGAGCGAGCTGACGAGGGAGATTTCTTCTATCAGCGGGGCGAGCAGGCGCCCGGAGACGGCCAGGAAGTATGGCGTGGATGTGAGGGATGCCGGCGCGCTGGAGGCGGTGGTGAAGGATTTGAAGGCACAGAGGGCCCGATGGCAGAACTTCGGCCTGCATGAGGATTTGATTAAGGAGGCCAATGACGCCGTGATGGTGGAGCTGGGGGTGAAGACGCGGGAGGAGGTGGACCGGGAGAACGGGGTTCTTCCTTTGGAGGCGCCGGAACAGGAGGCGGTTTCCGCCGATACGGGGATGTTGCAGCTTTCCCAGGATGTGAGCCGGATGCTGGACGCGGCGCTGGCGAGGGGGGCCGCCCCTGCGGAAGATGAGGCTCCCGCAGCGAATTTTTCCCTGGTGTCCATTCCTTCCGGGGAGGTGATCACTACCGCCGCCGAGATGCGGGCGAGGTTGAAGCCGTTGCAGGGCAAGGTGTTCGTTAATAAGAATACGGGGATCCAGGCCGTGATTGAGGCGCGCGTTTCCGGCAAGACGGTGGGCAAGGCCGGGGCGGCCCAGATGTCCGTGGCGAATTTGAAGGCGCTTGGGTTTTCCGCGGAGGAGGCCCGGAGGGTTCATTATACGGCTGCGGCCCGCATTCACGAGTTGTTTGAGAATGCGGAGGATGGATTTTTTGAAGAGGCGTATAAACAAGATTCGTCAAAAGCCGGAGCCTATCATTTTTTCAATACAGTAGATATTGGAGGGATAGGAGCGTTTGATGTTAATGTTACAGCAATCAAATACGTTAAGGAACAGGAAGGTAACGTTCTTTACACGCTGGAATTGACTATAGAAAACCCCGCCGCTAGGGGAGCTGCTAGCCGGGAAGGCCGCCTACCTACACCCTTTAAGGACGGGGTTTCTACCCGTAATTTATCTTCCTATCGTTCGTTTGTCGAGAAGGAAAAGGCGGCTGTCAGGAAGAAGGCGGTCGCTGACGGGACGTTCATGAAGGCACCTAACGGAGCGAATACGAATCTGACGGAAGACCAGTGGCTTGCCGTGCGCACGGCGGCGTTTAAGAATTGGTTTGGGGATTGGGAGCATGACCCGCAGAACGCTTCCAAGGTGGTGGACGAGAACGGGGAGCCGAGGGTGGTGTATCATGGGAGCCATCAATGGTTTACTTCTTTTAACGATGGCAAGCAGAGACAGCAGAGCGGCGCCCCGGCAGGCACGATATTCGCTAATGATAACCGGGAGATAGCGGTAAGTTTTGCGGATTATTACGGGGGCCACGCAGACGAGGTGATTTTGGATCCGAATGATGAACGCCACCCGCGCTATTCCTGGGGGATTTACAGAGAAGGCGGCATTTATGACTTGTTCATGAATGTCCGGAATCCGCTGGTGGTGGATTTTGAAGGGAGGCCATGGCTTGATTCTTCAAAGGGTGGCGACATCAACGCTTTGTGCAGTAAGGCAAAGGAGAGTGGGCATGATGGGGTGATTGCTTTGAATATCGTGGATGTAGGTCTCAATGATCAGGAGAATGTCCCTGCTTCTACGGATTATGTGGCCTTTGATTCCGTACAGGTGAAGAGCGCCGCGCAGAACCGGGGGACGTATGACCCGAAGAATCCGGATATTACGTTTTCCATTGTTTCGGCACAGGAACAGGGCCTGTTCCGGGACGGCCATTTTGAGGCGGGCAACGCGGTGATTACGGAACCGGGGGTGACGTTTTCCATTGCCGCCCTGCATGCTTCCCCGCATTCTTTCCGGAAGTTTGATACGGCGTTCATGGGCAAGGGGGAAGGAGCGCAGGCGTATGGCTGGGGGCTGTATTTTGCAGAGAATCCGGAGGTGAACCGGAGTTATATGAACCAGTTCGCGCAGGACAAGGCGACATGGAAGTTCCGGGAGGTGGAGACTGGCGTTATAGAAGTGATGCAACGATCCCTGGTAGGCAGTTTTTTGCCGAAGGATGCCCTGCCGGAGGCGAAGGAGGACGCGTCAGATATCGCCTGGTCTGTTCTTGGCGATTTGGTTGATGCCGCCAGAGGAAGCATGACTGTTTTAGACATCGTCATGGAGTTGCATGATGAAATTGATACTAACAGGAAATACGCGGAGACGTACCCCCAGGAGCGGGAGAAGCTGGAACAACTGGAAGGCTTCATGCTTTCTCTGCTTGACCATCTGGACGAGATAGAGGTGAGGACGGGCATGCCTTCCAATTACCGCGTGGAGCTGAATGTAGAGGATTCCGAGTTGATGGGCTGGGATTACGTGGACGAGACGGTTCTTGCCTTGTTGAAGGATTCCCCGGTGGAAGAGGTGCGGTATGCTTTGGAACGTGCCGAAAGACGGGCGGATTACCGCGGCGAAAACGTGAGCGGCAAAGATGTTTATCAGGAGTTGTTTGATGCTTTTTGGGATGGAGAAGATGGCACGAAACAGGAGGCGCAGAAGGCCGCCAGCGTGTCTTTGCTGTCCAGCGATATTAAGGGAATCAAGTATGCTGACGGCTATACCCGCAATAAGGCAGAGGAGGAGCAGACGTATAATTACGTGATTTTTGACGGGAACGATATCAAGATTACGGCGTTTGCGGACGAGTCCACCGGGGGAGCGTGGGCGGATTATGAGGATCCGACGGCGACGTTTTCCATTATCGGGGAGAAGGCAGAGTCCTTCCAGGAGTACCACAATAACGGACTTTCCTACACGGATCCGGCGGACGGGAAGCGGAAGGCGATTATTGATTCCCGCGGGGTGCGGTTGAGGAAGGAGCACGTCAGCGTGAGCGAGGGGGGGCATGTGAATGTTTCCCTGGCCGCGGCCCTGGATTTCCCGGAGTTGTTCCGGGCTTACCCGGAGCTGCGGAAGCTGCGGGTGGATTTTTACCGGGACAGCAGGAGCGGCACGGGAGGGTTTACCGATCCGCAGGAGCATTATATTGCCGTGAATGTGGCGCGGGGCGGGAAGAACGCGGCTCCCGGCATGGTGCTGGATACGATTCTGCACGAGGTGCAGCATGTGATTCAGGGGTATGAGGGGTTTGCTGTGGGCGCCGGGAACATGAGCCGGGAGCAGGCGCTTGCTTATCTGGGCGAGAGCATGAGCCAGCTGGCGGGCCGGGACGACGCCTGGGCGAAGGAGGCCCTGCCGCGCCTGGAACGGATGAGGCAGGAACTGGAGACCGGGACGCTGCAGCCGGCGTTTGTGTATGTTTTTTCCCACGGGGAGCAGGAGGCGCGGCTTGCCGGGTCGTTTGAGAAGAATAGCGAGGGCGTGGTGATGAGCGGCCTGAACGGGTTCCGGCTGCTGGACGCTCCGCCGTTTTCGATTCCGCTGACGGGGGATATTACGGAGCTTGGCGGCATTACGTTCGGGGCCGGGAGGTTTGGACGGATGGCCGGCAGGGTTTTGGCTCCGAACGGGGATTGGCTTTACGATGAGATGGTGTTCAGGATGCGGGCCGCCGCGCAGCGGTCCGTGAGTAAGCTGCGCCTGTTTGAGACCGGGGACCGGGAGCGCGGCCTTGAGCTGCTGGCGGAGGCGCAGGAGCTGATTTCCACGGTGGAGCGGTTTCTTCCCCATACGTACGGGTTCGGGCTGGAACCTTACAAAATCTGGCTGAATGTGTTTTCCCTGCTTTACGGGAATAGCGGGAAGATGGCGCCGGGCGATGCGGTGGCCAGCGCGTTGGAAGCGATTCCGATGAAGAGGTGGCCGGAGATTATGGAGGGGAGCATCGGCAAGAGTTTTGTTAATTGGGCGGAGAAGAGGCCGGAGCTGGAGGATGTGGTGGAGGAGGCCCGGAGGGAGATTGCCGAACGGCAGGCCGATTACGAGCTGGATTCCGCTCCGGACGCGGATAACAGGGCCGCCCTGGCGGCCCGCAAGGGGGTGGAACAGGAGGTGTGGCGCCGGTTGTTTGAGGAGCACGGGGCCGAGTTTCTGGAGGAGTACGGGGAGCAGAAGGTGTTCCGGCTTGTGGGGAAGTTTATGGCCCGCGTGGTGGAGCAGATTGACCGTTTCCGTAAGGATCGGACGCTGGGCCGCATCCGCCGCGTGGCGGCGTCCGTGGCTCCGCGGACGAATCCGCAGGGGAAGCCGCTGCGCGGGAAGATGGACGCGGAGAGTTACCGGAGGCTGGAAGACCGCCTGCGGCTGATGGAGATGACCCCCGCCCAGTATGACGCCTTTTTCCGAAAGAATTTCCCGGAAGTTCTGGACGAAGAAGCCGCCGGGCAACAGGAAGGCCGCACGCTTTGGGAAGACGTCAAGCCGCAGGATATGGTGACGGTGGAGACGACGGACGCGGAGGGCGGCGCGCTTGCCCTGACGGTGACTAAGGCCACTTTTGAGGCTTATGCCTGTTATGAGAAGATGAGCGTGGAGACGGCGGAGAATGCCGCCCGCGCCCTGGGCGAGTTTATCGCCACCAGAAGAGAGGCCTGGGAGAATGCCGCGGAAAGTAAAAAGAATGAGATTGAGGATTTGCTCCGGCCCGTGCTGGAGGCCGCCGGGAGAACGGATGACCAGGCCATGGCTACCCACCGGAAACAGGCCCGCCTGAAAACGCTGCCGTCCGGCCCCATGTCCCTGACCGGTTATTTGCTCAATTTCAGCCAGTATATGCAGGGGTTGCAGTCCGTGCCCGCGTTCAGGGGGATTGCCAAAAAGTTTGAACGCCGGGCGGCCCGGTTTGCCGTGCAGAAGCAGGCTTGCGAGAAAGATACGCTGGCGTTCGTGAAGAAGGCCGCAGGACGCATTCTCCAGACCGAGGATGAATACGAGATAGCGGATTGGATTTACGAGCAGCGCGGGGGCCTGGATACAGGCCTGACCATTACGGAACAGGAACCGGATTGGCAGGGGAAGGCCCGCGAGGAGTATCGCGCGGGCGTCCTGAATCTGATCCGCCGTAAAGTCCGCAAGCGTGGCGCGGCCAGGACCCTCGCCCATGTCGCCTTTTTGATGAAGGATATGGACGCGGAGCTGAAAGCGGAGATCGAACGCATCTGGCCGGATGCGCGGGATGAAGTGTGGAGCGAGAAGGATGCCGCCGTGTTTACGGAGAAGGAGCTTGACCGTTACGGAAGCCAGGAGAAGTACGTTGAGGAACACGCCGCGAGAGCCCGAAAGGCCAGCAAGTGGGGCAAGGGGAAGAGTCCGTATCAGGCCCAGTCTTACAAGCTTGACCATATCAGCCGGATGGAGGCCGCTTATATTATCCTGCTTTCCCAGCAGGAGGATTATCAGGAGATGCTGCGCCTGAAAGGGTTTACGCAGGAAATACTGGAAGGGCTGGAGCAGTTTGCCGGGAGCGAGGTGATGGAGTTTTCCCGCGCCCTCCGGGAGAAGCTGAACGAACGCGGTCAGGAGGTGAAGGAGGTGACCGAGAGCCGTTACGGCGCCCCCTTCCCGCTGATAGAGAATTATTTCCGGGCGTTTTTCGACGTGGGCATTGAGGCGATTGACCAGTCCATCATGGACGCGGCTTCTTATGGGGACGCGGCCACGGGCGGGAAGTTCGGGCTTATCCACGCCCGGAAGAAACATCATGCCAGTCTTGATTTGAGTATTGACGTGCTGACGGCTTATTACGCCGCCATGAATGAACAGGATGTTTACCTGTATGGCTCGGAAATCAGCCGGGATATGCGCGCCCTTATTAATTACCGCGGCGAAAACGGGACGCGGGGCGCGCGCGTTCTGGAGAAGGTTATTGGACGGGACGCGCTTAATAAGCTGCTGGTCTGGTGCGATTCCTTCGACAAGGGGATGGCGGGGAACGTCCGCGGGTTTCTGGAGATGCAGAAGAGCCTGAACCGCATCAGTTCCGCGGCGGCCATTACCCTGCTGCCGGGCCGCGTGGGCACGTGGCTCAAGCAGTCCACCGCCCTGATTAACGCGGCTTTCAGCTCGGATGAGATTGATCCCCATGAATGGGCCGCCAGCATGGCCCGCATGGCGGCGGGCAAGCTGGCGCTTTCCCCGCGCGAGTTGATGAAGCGGGCCGCCCTGGACGCCAGAGACGCGACGGAGACGGCCGTCATCCGGGAGGCGATGAGCGCGGACGAGGCGGGCCGGGCCGCCTCCGGCGCATGGAAGAGGCTGAACGTGAAAGGGATGAACCTGCTGACCCAGACGGACGTCGGCCTGAATGCCGTGAGTTCCGCCATTCTTTATGACGCCGTTTACCGGAAGGAGATGAAGAGGAACCCCGGATTAAGCAGGGAGGAGGCGGACAGGCGCGCCATGATGGAGGTGGAGCTTTCCCTTTCCCGCAAGGCCCAGCCTATGACGCCCCAGCAGCGGTCCCTGGCGGCGCAGACGCGCTCCGTCTGGAATGTCGGCATGCTTTTCCTGGGGGGTGAGAGCATCAATACTTTTGCGGAGACTGTTGCCCTCTGGAAGCAGGGTGGGATGAAGAATAAGGCGAAGTCCGTCAGCATGTTTTACGCCCACGGCCTTCTGCTGGCGTCCATGAGCGCCATGCTTAATTTTTTCACGGATGATGAAAGGCGCCGCAAACGCCGGGAATGGTGGCACATTTTTATTGACGCTCTCCAGGGGCCCCTGCAGGGGATCCCCTTCTGGGGCGCGCTGGCGGGCGGAGCTGTCCGCGGCATGTCTTCCCTGTGCGGCTACCGCTATTACGAGGCTACCACTTCCCTTGTTCCGTTCGCTTCCTGGGATAACCTGGAACGGGCCGGAAAAGATCTCGCCAAACTTTTTGACGGGAAGGATAAAGATTGGGTGGATTTTCCGCTGGCTTTCATGGGCGCCCTGCGCATGGCCGCTTTCGGCGCGGCCCTGGGCGGAGCTTCCACACCTAAAGGGGCCAGGTTCAAAGCCGCCGCCTTTTCCGCCGCCGCTTTCGTCAATCTGACCGAGTTCCTCCTTCGCGCCATGAAAGGACTCCCTTTAAGATTGGAAGGGAAGTGAGATTGATATGAGCAACCCCTATACTATAGGGGTTGCTCAAAATGGAGTGGGTTGGGAAGAGAAAATAGTTAAAACGGAGAAGGTAGATGGCGAATATAACCCTTACTTTAGAATAGTATCAGCTTTAGCAGCTTGGTCTTTTGCCTCTTTTTCTAATTTAGGAACCTCGCGAAACATGGATGCAAGTTTTTGTGCTTCTTCAACAGAAATTCTTACAGTCATTTTTCCTTTATTCGGATCATTAAAAAACAACTGAATATGGGAACTTGTTTTTCCAAGCACATCTATCATAGATTCATTCAACATGGATATAAAATAAATATCAAACGAATACTTTCTTGGATTTTTTTCTAATGGCGCATAGTAAGAGGCAACAATTTTATTTGTGTCTAATTCATTTTCTTCTGCCAGTTTTGCCCACTTAGAACATTTTTCTAAACTTTTTGCTATATCGAGTGCATCTTTATTAGAAAAATATTGCGTAATAAATCTAGGATACATATCTTTTTTATTTTTATCTCTTGGATATATAAAAGCCACCAAACGACACCATTCATCACTTGAAACTTTTAAATGTATTTTGAAATCGCATTCATTTAAATAATGTATATTTAATATTTTATCACTCTTTACAGAACATTCGGTTCGAGCAAATGAGACTCCCGAAATAAATACCCACACCACAAATATCACATATAGAATCTTCATAGTGTTTCAATATTATTTGCTGGCTCCGCCGCAAATCTTACAGTTATTGCCACTGCCAGTATTGCTCCAATACCCTTTACAGTTATTGTAGTATCGGCAAGAAGAGTTATGTGTCTTTCCGGTTGAGCTGATCCAGTATTTCTTTTGCGCGGCTTCTACTTTTACAGAGGTTTGAATGTTTTCCACCGGGCAAGCTCCCATGGAAGCCACGGAGAGACACACAGCAGAGGCGGCATAGATGAATAGTTTTCCCAGAATCATACCAGAAAATTATATCTTTTCATGAAGAAAGAACAACAAAAAAGCCCCTGACCCGGAGGCCAAGGGCTGAACAGGAGCACTTTTCTGGGAGGATGCTACTGTACGCAGATGTAATGGCAATAAAAAACCCACGGAGTGATCAGCTCCGTGGGGTTGTTGTTGGATCTCCCCATCACTCCCCCCCCTCCGTTGCGCATGGTTCAGACTGGAGGTCTGTTCCCGGAGAAGTAGCCCGGTGAATTCCTGGGACGAACCGACCCTGCCGAGCATGAACGAATGTTAAGTCATCATATTGTTGACGTCAACAATATGATCCTGCTACGTCAAGCTTTCTCCCACCTGTTCAGGTTTTCCCGTCTCTTTGAAGCCACTTCTTGACGTCACTCTTCGAGTGCATTCGTAAAAAATATCATACCAAAAAAGAGAAAACAAGAGAGGACGCCTTTGAGAGAGCAACAAAAAAAGCCCAGAAGGTGCCGGGCTTGAGTTCATGTCTTTGATAGGAGGTTTAGAATGGAATTTCGTCCTCTGGTTTCATACTCGATTTGATTTTATTAAAGATCGCTTCCTCAGCTTTTTTATCTAAGACTTCATTAGCCCATACATTGACATTTTCCTTTTTCATTCCACATACAACTAACCATAAGTACGCATTAGCTTGGGTGAAATAATAAATATATTCTCCTGCTTGCATTCGATTATTGGCTTCATTCTCCGAGATTCCGTCGTACTGGCCTAATTCCACGTTTTTCAACGAAAAAGAATTATTTTTTTCTTTCTCTTGAGCAATAATTTCTTGAGCTTTCTGATTTAATATTTTTTCTATAATAGAAGAAGGGTCTATTTTTAAATTGCCATACGTCCTCATGAAGCCAGTGTCAGCAAAAAAAGCACTTCTCCATAATAGAAGGGAATTTTCAGCAAGGGGATGTATCCATATATGTTTCTCTGCATTTGCATCATCCGGTAAAATAACTCGGGTAGCCCATTCATTCAGCGTCTCTCTAGCCCACTCTTCAACAGAATCGGAAAATTCCATTTGCGAGGCTTTTTCCCACCTATCCCACTCTTCCTTACTCTCAGGAAAAATTGCACAATTCTTTTTGTCCCAAAAAGAAGAATTTATGAGGCCGTTAGCATGGTCTTTTATTATCTCATTTATTTTAAAAAGGTTAGTGTCGGATATCTTGGTACTGCTATAGAACCAGTTTTTGACTGTCCCTTCAGATAACCCTAATTGTGCAGCAAGCCATTTCAAAGATAGCCCATTGTGTTTAAGATATTCCTTGATTGTCGATTTTTCAGGCTCTTGAGGATCTCTAGAGGCAGGCACTATCAAGTTTTCATCACTCTTCATGAATGCCATTTTATATGCAGAATACCCTAAATGTCAACTATTACTATCTATTATAGAATCTTTTCTATTCTTCTTATTGCATGTATTTGTAAATATGTTATTACTGTGCACATGGAACAGGTTTTAGGAAAAGCAAGACTACTAAATCAGCGCGAACTGGCAGCCTCCCTCCGGGTCAGTAAGCATACTGTAATAGCTTGGACAAAAGAAGGTTGCCCGTGTGTTTACTATGGAATCAAATGCTCTCCTGGGCGTGGTTCCCGTCCCCGTTACGACCTTGAAAAAGTGAAAGCCTGGCTGGAAGAACGGAGCAAAAAAAGAACTTCCGTGGCTTGAGCAAGCCACCTGTGGACATGCGGCCCATGTCGAAAACAACGAAGGCCACCTGCGCCAACAGATGACCTTCAATAACGGGCATAAGCCCAACTAACAAACAAGACAATGAGTACTATACAATGTACGAAAGCGCAAGCTGATTACGCCAACATGACGGGGAACGGCATTAAGCTGTTCCAGAACTCCGATCTGAATTGCACGATTGAAGTCATCGAAAGAAATGGTGAACCTTGGATCTTTGCCAAAGAAGTATGTGAAGCTCTCGGTTACTCGAATATTTCGAAAGCTCTATTGAATGTAAGAGAAAAGTGGAAGGGTATAACCAGCAGGGATACCCTTAAAGGAAAGCAATCAGTTTCAATTATCAATGAAGCTGGCTTGTTCGCTCTTGTGATGAAATCCAAGATGCCGAAAGCGGTCGAGTTCCAGGATTGGGTGTGTGAAGAAGTTCTCCCCTCCATCCGGAAGCACGGCCTGTACGCCACCGGGGAGAAGCTGGAAGAGATGCTTTCCGATCCGGACACCATGATTCTGACGCTTCAGGCATTGAAAGCTGAACGGGAGAAGAGAAAAGCTCTTGAAGCAAAAGCTGCGGAAGATGCTCCCTATGCACATTTCGGACGATGCGTGGAAGTTTCCGAGGGCTGCATCCTGATTGGAGAGTTTGCCAAGATTCTTGCTCAGAATGGAATGGAGACAGGACAGAACCGTTTGTTTGAGTATCTACGCAATGAAGGTATTATGGGGAGGCACGGCAATCGTCACAATGTTCCGGCCCAAGAGTATATTGAAGCTGGGTATTTCCGTCTCACTTACCGAGTCATTCAGCGTTCCGACGGTTCACAACAGTCTAAACCGACACCGTATTTGACGCCCCGCGGTCAAATATGGTTGATGAAACGTTTGGGATTAACCCTTGAGAATATACCTGCTGCCTAAGATTTTACATCTGGTGCGTGTATTGGAATTTGGAGCAACCAGAAAAATTCCCCCGTTTCCTTTTGGAAACGGGGGCTTATCCTGAGTTCTGCTGCCTCAATCTAAATCCAAGTTATGAAGATAACAACCCAACATCACCTCAGAATCCTCAATGAGGATTATTCTCCCGCGTCTTCCAGCGCAGCACTACGGATGAACTCCTCAATAGTTTGCCCGCTGATTTGTGCGGCCTTGGAAATGAGTTTTAAATCATCTTCCGAAAGAGGAACCGCTACCGCTGCAACACCATTCAATATAGGGACAGAGGATGCTGTCCTGGCCGCTTCTTCTCCTTGCCTATTCATTTCTTTCCGGATCAGCTCAAGCTTGGCCGGAGGAATTATGCCTTTAGATCGAAACCAATCATCCACGGACGCCTTTTTAACAAAGCATTTCTGAGCCAACCATTCACGGCTTTTTTTATTTTTCTTTAGCCAAGATTTGATGAGTTCCTTTTCATTCTCCATGAGGAGAGTATGAGGAAAAATCCTCATTATGCAAGTAAAATATTTGATGCTTTTCCGCAAAAATAGATTGACTAGTGATGAAAAGTCCTCAATATAGAAATATGAACGCGACAGAAAAACACGAAGAACGGATTTCCCTTCCCGCATCGGTCCTCCTCTTAGAGGAGGGAATCGCCCGGGGATTGGGAATAACGATAGGAGAACGCATGAGAGCCTTGGCAATAGCGAAAGCTCAAAGAGTGCTCACCTCGAAAAAGAACTCCGAACCCAAGAAGCCGGCGGCATGAATATGAACGAACACATTCAATACCTGGCAGATCATGCGGCATTTCTTTGCAGCTTGAGCCGTCTGTCCAACCAGACTGATGAGATGAAAAAACTCATGAAGAGCAGCGCAGAAGCCGCACTCAAGGCAGCCGGAACCATCCTGTCCATGATGGAGGATGAAGAAAGGAAGTCCAGCAACCTCGAACCCAAGAAGCCGGAAGCATGAACTCACCTCTCACTCAAAAGCCCTCTATCAAAGAGGAAGCGTCTTCCACTCGTAGTAATACGACAGCGGTAGATGCCAGCAGGGTTGTAGCCTCCAGAGATCAAGTCGGATTTTACGGCTTTGGCAATAACGATATCCGTGAATTCCGTGTTCCAGTTGAGGCTTTGCGCAACTTCCGATTTACTCCACGGTTCATGATTCAGAGCAAAAAGGAGGAGCTTCTCCTGCGCCTCTCCGAGCTGTTTTTCTTTCTGCGTCGCCTGGAGTTGTGTCTTGTTGATCTCTGCTTGAAGGATTCTGTTGACCTGAAGAAGCTTTCTGTTCTGGCGGATGATGTTACGGAACTCAAGGGTGTGGCGCGGGAAGCACTGGCTTATTTTCATGAAGCGGCGCAGTCGATTGAACCTCCTTTTCAACCAAGCGGCAATGATTTTTCTGAATCGGTAGATAAGAGCCAAGACGACTGTGGAAGCAACTGTGATGCAGATTCCTTCAATGATGTTGGACCAACTAATTCCTCCGAACATGGAGGAGAATGTATCTGATAATCCTAAATCTTTCAAACCTAACAATGATGATGAATACAAATACTGAATTACCGAAGAACGCTCGGATGTTGACCAAGGAAGAAGCAGATGACTGGGACAAGATCTGTTCCGATTTCGAACTCATTTTCCTCGAAGTAGATGGAGAAATACGCGAGTTTGAAAGAATAAGTTCCTGTCCTTCCCCTGTTCTGGGGAAAGGTTTCCTGGTATTGGCTGTCTCTTGCCCTGAATGGGGGAAAGAGAAACTAATGATTGTTGCCAGATGTAAAGAAGGAAAGGAGGTAGTTTGAATGAATAACGCGGAATCTGGCATTCGCGTTAGGGATGGAGAGGATGTAATCATAAGTCCCGTCGGAGCGCTTCTTAATCAGCGCAATGTAATCCACATTCACGATATGGGGACGACCAGAAGAATCTTCTATTGTGATGAATTTAGGCATAACGGAATAGTAGCCTGACAGCTTTCATCTTCAAGAATAATGAGCCGGCATGCGCATGAATTTAGGCAATACGAGCACATTCAAAGCCAAGGCGTTACATTGGCAGGCTCTCCATTTTTATTTAAGTAATAACAATCAATATCAATCACTAACAAATAATCAATGATGAACTGGACTGAATTTATTGTTGTGACGCTGCTTAACCTGGCAGGCTACCTGTCCGCGCTGATGCTTGGTATCAGCCTGGGAGAGAAACACATCATACGCCAGGTGAACAGAACCCTGGAACAGATGAGAAAGGAGCGGGCATGATTATCGAATACGACGACGAAGACCGGTGCATCCGGGTGAATGGCGAATACGTCGCCATCCGGGAAGCGGAGGGCATCAAGGACGAGCTGGAATTAGCGATTGACCAGTGGGAAGTGGATCACGCCCCCCAGTGCGACAACCCCGACGGACATTACGACGACTGAACTATGGAAGAAGATCTGATCGAAGAATTGAAGCTGCTCGGCTGGTACGAGTTTTAACAATGAAAATATTATGACCTACCCTGAATCAGAGTTTTACGACTGCAAGACTTTGGCCCTGATGTACGATTCCGACCGGGATGTGATCAAGCGGACCGTCCATGAGTTGAAGGACAAGGGGCATGTGATCGAGATCCTGTACTGGGGCAAGCAGGGGAAGATGAAGGTGCACGGCAAGCAGTTCCGCCGGGCGTTGCTTCGAGAATATGGAGAAGGAGGAGTGAGCAAATGAATACCTTTTTCAAGTTTTTGGGTGCCTGCTCCTTTGGTCTTTCCGCTGCGTGCCTGTTCTGGCTGGCGGTGGAGCTGGATAACGCCGAGCTGCAGGCCGGCAAGAGCCCGCATTCCGGGTTTTGCCCGGAGTCTCCCACTCCCATGAAAGCTTTTGACGGTTTGGAAAAACCGTCCCGCCCTCACGGTATGAGGAAACAATGAGTTGGCCGGGGTCAGTTGGCCCTGACTCCCGGCCTGTTACAAATGCAACCTACAAAATTACAATAAGTAACGAGTTATGAATACACCAAGTGAAGCCACACGGCAAGAGAAAGTAATGGATCCCTCCAAGTCCACCGAGCTGGCCGTCAGCCTGGACAATCTGGCCCTGGAAGCCCAGCAGGCATTGAGCTGCAAGGGCAGCTTTGAAAAGGCCATCAACATGGGCATTGCCATGAACCGGCTGCGCGACGCCCTGACTCCCCCCATCATGGAATCCATCATGAAGCTGAAAGGCTCCCAGCTCGGCTTCCGCACGGACGAGTGCGCTGCGACACAATACAAAGAAGGCGTGACCTATGGCGTGGATGCGGTCAGGGAATGCCTGATTGTGGCCACCTGCATGGGCCTTTCTCCGGTAGGTAATCAGTGGAATATCCTTGCCGGGCGCACGTATGTGACCAAGGAAGGCATGACCTACCTGTTGAAGAACCTGGAAGGCCTGACCAATTTGAAGATGGTTTACCATCCCGCCGAAATCAAAGAGTCTTCCACTTCCGGCATCAGCAAGAGCGGGAAGGAGTACCAGAAGATTGAGCGGGAAGGTTTGGTGAGGGTCGATATGAGCTGGGAGTTCAAGGGAGTCCCGGATTCCGAAACTCTTGAGTTCTGTATCCGTGTAAATAACGGCATGAGCCAGGATGCCATTATTGGCAAGGCCGAGCGGAAGGCCAAGGCATGGCTTTATTCCCACCTGACCGACACGATTATTTCCGACGGCGAAGTGGAAGACGGACGGGAAATGCGGAATGCTACTCCGGAAGCCGGAACGCAGAAGCCGAAGGCCGGCAATCCTCTTGCGGGCGCCGCTGTACCTCCGCCAGTGGCGGCGGCAGCCAGGCAGGAAGAAAAGCCCCTTGAACCGGAAGTGGTTTCTTCGCCCACTCCTACTGATGATTTGAAGCTGGAGCCGGAATCTGCCGTGAGCGTGGCAGACCTGGAAAAACTGCTGCGAGACCACGGCGTGACGATGCCCCAGGTAGTGAATTTCTGCCGGGGCCGGCAGATTTATTACGTGCAGGGAGCCAGCCGGGAAGAGACGTTCCCGCCCAAGACGCTGGAGTGGCTGGTGGCGAATTTCAATCAGGTGGTTGCCTGGGTGGGGGCCTCCGGGAAGTAAGCATGCAGGATAGCAAGGATCTTTAGCTATGAATGTTTTAGATTTATCGGGCTTTGCGACTTTCGGCGAGGCTTGTGGCCGGGTGGATAATCCGCAGGCGTACCACGATTCCAAGAAGGGGATTCCTCACTGTGTCTCCAAGTCCATGCTGACGGATTTCGCCCGGAATCCCTATAAATGGAAGTATCGGCAGGATGAAGGGATTGAGAAGGTTTCCCAGGGGTTCCGGTTTGGTTCCCTGGTGGATTGTCTGGCCCTGACGCCGGATCAGTTCCAGAGTCAGTATCTCGTGGAAGAGTGGCTGCCGGGGGTGAATAAGAACGGCTCCGTGTCCAAGACGAAGCAGGACGACGGGCAAGCAGCCCGCTGGGCGGCGTTTGCCGACCGTGGGGGAGCCGTGCTGACGCCGGAGGAGTACGCCGAAGCGCAGAAGGCCGTGGGGATTTTCAATAATTACCTGCGCACCGAACACGGACTGGTGCTGGGGGATTCGTTTGATTCCCAGGTGGCGATGTACAAGATGCTGCTCATTGAGTACGCACCGGACAAGCCTCCGGTTCCGATTACGATTACGGGGATGATCGACATTCTTCCTCACGATGAAGAGATGCCGATTATTGATATGAAGACGACTTCCACGCCCGTGGAGGATCCCGGCCTGATTGACCGGGATATGGCCCGCTACGGGTACGGCTGGCAGGCTGCCTTGTATTGCGATTTGTATGAGGCGATTTTCGGGATACGCCGGAATTTCATGTTTGTGTTCATGGAGTCGGCAGCTCCTTACTGCATTTCCGAGGTGCGGATGGATCAGGAGGCCCTGGAGCATTACCGGGGGCAGTATATGGCCGCCCTGCGCCAGTACGCCGAGTGCGTGGCGACGGGGATTTATCCGGGAGCTGTGGCCTTGCCGCGGTATTTCCGCATTCCGCGCTGGGAACTTAAAAAGGGATGGGAAGGAGGTGCGGCATGATGACCACGCTGACCATTACTTTGCCCCACACGCCGCGGTGTTTGTCCCCCAATGCGAAGGCCCCTCTCACGCAGAGGGGGGCCATTGTGGCCGGTTATAAGAAGACGGCTGCCAAGAGCCGCGCCCGGAATATAGCCTGGGGCAGGACTTGTGAAGCCCTGAATGGCCGGAGGATGCAACCGACGCATTACCGGGTGATCTGGTTTTTCAAGGGACCGAAGCCGGACACGGATAATTGCCTGGCGCGCTGCAAGGCGTATCTGGACGGGGCCTGCAAGGCTATGGGCATCGACGACCGGACGCTGGACTGCGCCGGGATTGACCGCGTGCATGACCTGGCCCACGCCGGCAAGGTGGAAATCGTGTTTGAAAGGAGGGACGATGAAAACGCCTAAATGCCCGCTGTGCGGCACACCTTTGAAAGCCATACGAGGATATGATGTCCATGGGATAACAACCGATTGGGTTGCTGGTTGCTACAACTGCTTCTTCCAGAGTTCCCATTTTTGGAAAACCAAGAAGGCATGTATTGAAGATATGGATAGGCTTGTTTCTTTGTTTCCTCCCATCATGAGGGTTTGGCCGGGGGACAAGTTGCAAGTAGAGGATGGAAGCATTTGTGAAGTGATAAACGTTAATAAAAATCTAGCAATGATGGACGTGAGGAGAGGTGAAGGAAGACCGGTATTCACGATTGCAGATACTCATGTCATTAGATGGCCTTGGGAACTCGAACAGGAGGGAGGGACGGAGCAATGATTAACATCCTCTTATCCGTCAGGCGGCCTTTCTCCGGGAAAATTCTGTCCGGGGAAAAGAGATGGGAGTTGCGTAAAAACGCACCCCGCATCCCCCGCGGAGAACACGTCACACTGTGGCTCTATGAATCCGGCCAGTACGGGACACGGGGCATCATCGGCAAGTGCCGTTTAGTTGTCACTGCTGGACTTCGACCATATCCCCCAAAGGGAATTTTAGAATGGACCATGAAGCAAGCTTGCGTGACGGAAGAGCACCTGCGGAATTACCTGCCTTGCTATGTCTGGGGCGTCCAGGACCCCGTGAGGATTTCCACAGTGCCGCTCTCTGACATCGGCATGACCCGTCCGCCGCAGAGCTGGCAGTATATCACGGACGAGCAAGCGGACATCTTAGAAAGGAGGCTCGCATGAAATACCTCTTTGACCTGCCACCCCGTGACCTTGCACGGAAACCCTACGCCGTGGGATTGCCCCCGGAGGTGGATGCTTGGGCTAAGGCCAACAAGCACCGTATCGGAACGTATCGATCTTGGTGCAGGCCGCAATATTCCGTTTTTATCGGGAATGTCGATATGCTCCAAGAATTGTGCAACCTGTATGATGACTATGGGTTTATTGCCTACGGCAACACCAAGGGCACTGCCGTTCAGCATCTTTACAACAATCTCCAAATGCGAAAAGCCACGGTGGAAGATGCCTTGCGTTTCCTGCTGGGCTATTTGCAAGACCCGCAAGAGGCCAAGAAATACGCCGCGGCTTTTGGCGTGGATATGGCGGCGGACGGAAAGGAGGCAGTGTTATGAAAGCCATTCTTGACGCCTGCTGCGGCTCCCGCATGTTCTGGTTTGACCGCCGCCATCCTGACGTGGTGTTCATGGACCGCCGGGAGGAAACGCACATGCTTTGCGACGGGCGAACCCTGGAAATCAAGCCGGACGTCGTCGGGGACTTCCGGAAGATGCCTTTCAGTGACGGGGCGTTTCGCCTTGTCGTGTTCGACCCTCCGCACCTGATTCACGCCGGGGAATCGTCCTGGCTGGCCAAGAAATACGGAAAACTGGACAGGGAGACTTGGCAGGAGGATTTGAAGGCCGGTTTCCGGGAGTGTTTCCGGGTTTTGGAACCGGGCGGCGTTCTGGTGTTCAAATGGTGTGAGGATCAGGTCAGCACGGCAGAAGTGTTGAAGCTGGCCAGCCATGAACCTTTGTTCGGACACCGCCGCGGGAAGACCGTCTTCCTGGTCTTTATGAAATCTACAACCCCCAACTGACACTTTTTTGATATGCCAAATAGAATAATCAGAGAAGGGATTTTAACCAGCGAAGCGGTTAATTCTCTGAGCTGGGAAGCGGAGGTATTTTTCCGCCGCTTGCTCTCCGTTGTAGACGACTTTGGACGTTTTGACGCCCGTTCGTCTGTTCTACGCTCTGCCCTGTACCCCTTGAAACTCGACTCCATGAGGGAGGATTCCGTTCAACGTTGCCTCAAATCCTGTGAGGCAGCCCGGCTCGTCGTCCTGTACTCCATCGAGGGAAAAGAATATCTGGAAGTGACCAACTTCCGGCAACAGGTACGGAGCAAGAAAAGCAAATACCCTGCGCCTGATGCACATATGCGCAGCACATGCTTAGCAGATGCGCAGCATATGCACACTAAGACGGAGTCGGAGACGAAGACGAATAATACCCCCTCTACCCCCCTTCCGTGCACCGTGGAAGAAGTCGAAGACCATCTTCGGGCCGCGGCCTTTGCGGGGCGTGTGCGTTTAACCCCCGACCAGATACCGGACTGCGCCACAGCCTACTGGGGAAGCCGGGATGCCGTCAACTGGACCCGCAACGGCATCCCCGTGACCAAATGGCAATCCGACGCCATCAGCTTCGCCACCTCCTACGCCGTCAACCATCCGCCACCCCCTGGGAACGGAGACAAAGACCCTTACAGCAACCTTGAAGAACTTTAACAATCAACAATTTCAAAAAAACATGATCGACTCTCAGACACTCATCGACGCCGAAAAACTGGTGCTCTCCCAGGCAATGGACGGCTCCCTGGCCTTTGCGGACCTCCGGGACAAGGGCATCAGCCGCCAGACATTCAGCCTCCCGGCGCACCAGCAAATCTGGACCGCTCTGGAAACCGTCGCCGGCACGGGAGGAACCGTGGACGCCCTCACTGTCATCGCCCGCCTTGAAGCCCAGGGCCAGCTTGACGCCGTGGGAGGGCACGCCGGAGTCGTGGAGACGGCCACCTACGGAGCCCTTGCCCGGTACAAAACCGCCGCCGCCCTGGAAATGGTCACGGAAGCCGCCAAAAAACATGCGCTGCTCGCGTTTGCCTCCCGGATGGCGGAAGCCGCCGGCGATCAGCTCAAAAGCGCGGAAGAAGCCCTTGATGAAGCCGAGCGCGGCATGTCCGCCCTGCGGGACCGGTGCGGCGTCCGCCAGACCGAAACCATCCGCGGAGCCGTGGGAACCATCATTGAAAACCTGCAATGGCGCATGAACAACCCCGGAGCCATCAAAGGAATCTCCTCCGGATACCGCCGCCTGGACCTGACCCTGGACGGCCTGCAGCCCGGCGCCATGATCGTGCTTGCCGCCCGGCCCGGAGTCGGGAAAACCGCCGCCCTGGTCAACATCCTCACCAACATCTGCCTCGGGGGAACCCCCGTGGGCATGTTCAGCCTGGAAATGCCGAAATCCCAGCTCCTGGAACGTATCCTCTACGGCATGGCCGGCATCAACTCCGACGACATCCGCCGCGGCAGGCCGATGACGGTCGGACAGCAGCAGCATTTCACGGCCGCCGTCAGGAAAATCACGGCCGCCCCGCTGCACATCGACGACGAAAGCTCCCTTACCATCGACAGCATCAGAGCCCGGGGCCGCCGGATGGTCCGGGAACACGGCGTCAAATGCATCGGCGTGGACTACCTGCAGCTGGTGCGCTCCACGACCCAGCAGGCCCGGGGAAGCCGTGAACGAGAAGTCTCGGAAATCTCCGCCGGCCTCAAATCCCTGGCCAAGGAACTCAATATTCCCGTCCTGGTGCTGGCCCAGCTCAACCGCGACGTGGAAAAAAGAGCCGGGAACGCCCAGGGCAAACCGGTCGTTTCCGACCTGCGCGACTCCGGCTCCATTGAGCAGGACGCCGACCAGATCATCATGATTCACCGCCCCTACATGTACAAGCCCGACAAGCACGACCCCACGGAAGCGCAGTGGATCATCGGCAAAAACCGCTTCGGACGGCTGGGGCGTATTCAATTCCGCTGGACCGCGGAACTCACAAAATACGAGGAAGAACAGAATTACCCCGTCAATAAATCATGAAAAAACTGGACATTATTACTCAACCCTGCGGATCTCATGCCTTGAGAATATCCCTTTATTTGGGACCCAAGCGCAAAAGAATGAGAATTTGTATCGGATTGGAAACACACGATTACATGGAAGCCCAGCGCCGGGCATTGCTTCTTCTCCGCTATAATAAACGCCTTGGAATTTATGACCGGGAAATCCCGGAAGAATCGGAAATTACATATCCTGAAAAAACGGATGACTTGCCCTTGTTTCGGGACGACAATGAAATTCAAAGCGAAAATGGTAACTCCCGTTGATATATTCCGGCGTAAAAAGATAGATGCTCGTCCCATGTCTACACGCGAACGGGCTATGCTGCCCGCCGCGGAACGAGTGAATTCTATTTTTACGGCGAACGTTGAAAAAGCGCAGTTCCTGCAACGCCTCGCCGACATGCTTGACGACTTCCTGGCCGGGAAAAGGCAGGAAATTGTTCTCCCGGACGGCACGTCAACAACGGTGGGCGTGATGCAGGGCAAGGCCGACTTCATAGCCAAGGCCCGCGCTTTTATGGCTGCGGAAGGAATGGCAGCGGATGCGGGAGACAACCGCATTACCAACATTGGCGCTCGTTCCCGCCTGTCTCTGATTTTTGACACCTACACCCGCTCCTGTTACGGCCAGGCCCGCTGGGAAAGCGGCATGACCCCGGAAATGCTCTACTCCTACCCGGCATGGCGATTCGTCCGGCACCCGGGAGCCCGGATGCCCCGCCCGCTACATGTCCTGCATGAAGGCACCGTCCGCCTCAAGACGGACTTCCAATTTTGGGCCGTTGAGATGAATTCTCCGGCCATTGGGGGCTTCCTGCTGCCCTGGCCGCTCTACGGCTTCAACTCTTGGATGGACATTGAATCCGTTTCCCGCGCCGAGTGCATCCAGGACGGTCTGATTGGCCCCAACTGGACTCCCGGTCCGGTGGACATGTCCCGTTTCGGGGCAACGGTGCCGGAACGCCTCATGAACCGCTCTGCCTCCGTTCAAAAGATAAAAGACCCGGCCCTTGCCGCCCGGCTCCGGGAAAGCCTCAAGAAGCGTCTTGGGGTGGATGCCCTGGACAAAGACGGACGGCTTGCCATTCCGGCCCGTGAGCTTGCCCAGCGCATGCAGCGGCAGGCGGAGCAGGAAAATCCGGTAGAAATATCACCGTTGCAAATGACGCTTGATTTGTTTGAGCCTGAAAGAAAGGATTCTGCTATGGCGGGCTTGATGAAAAAAGCGGGGTTGCGTCCGCGCGGGGAGGCAACATTAGACCAGGTGCAATCATTTTTACATGCCTTGAAAACCCGCCATCCGGAGCGGGACTGGGTCAAAGAAAAGGTAGAAAATGGAATTTCCGGTGAATTCCGTCCCATGGCAAAGGAAACTATCCGTAAAAACATGAATGAATTTATGCGGATGGTGGATCCGGAGATTCTGGAAACGTTGCCGCCGATGAGATCTGTGGACAAGGATACAAATTTTGGCAACAGAGGAAGTTACAACCCCATTACCAGAACTATTTTTTATTCCAGTGGAGAAGAGTTCGATAAGGATAATCATTTCCATGAGCTGGTGCACTGGCTGCACTTTAATGGAGAGAACGTTAAAAATAAGAAGATTGGTAATTATTTTCAGAAGAGGATCAAGGGCGAGAAGCGAGGGCGTTTGTCGTGCGGATCGGAGGGGTATTCCGATCATTTTGCCCCATCATTTGAACAAAGGGATGATTATGCCGGAAAAATTTATGGGAGAGAACCCCTCGATGGAATGCCTTACGGGGTAGAAATGCCTACGCGTCACCTTCAAAAACTGGCTTTGTCTCCTAATGAGTTTCTGCGATATTGGAATGATACCAGAGACGGTAAACATTACTGGCGTATGGCATTTTTAAGAAGTTTAACCTTACTGTTCAAATGAATAAAAAAGCACTAGAGTTATATCGGGAATATCAGTCAGGAAAGTTAGAAGTTAACGAACTGATTAGTCAACTTGCTGATTTGTGCGAAAAGGGAGAATGCAAGGTAGAAGAACTAATTGTCGCAGAAATGAAAGCCGGCATTTGTATTATACCAACTTTGGCTGACGGAGTTGAACTGGAATTGTATTTCCGAAAACATCCGGAAATGAGAGGGAAAATCTTTTTAGAATGAAGAAAAAATCCACCATTCCACCGAAGAGAACAGGCCGCCCGACCAAATATACGGACGCCCTGGCGGATGAAATATGCAGACGCATTGCCGAAGGCGAAATGTTGATGCAGATTGTACGGGATGAGCACATGCCGGAACGTAAGACAGTTTATAACTGGATGAATGAGCATGACGACTTTTTACACAACTACGCGCGCGCGTGCGAGATGTCGGCGGATGCCTTGGTGGAAAAGGGCCTGGAAATACTTGACGGAAGCAGCCCCGATTGTGCGCAGATGGACAAAAATAGAGCCGAATACCGTAAATGGCTGGCCGGGAAGAGAAATGCCCGTTACGGGGAACGGAAGTCCGTGGAACTCACCGGAGCCAATGGGGGACCTGTAGAGATGATCACGGAATGCGACGAAGCCAGAATAGCGTCCGTCATGGACAGAATTGAAGCCATCCGAAGAAAGAGGGCGGAAGAAGAGAATGGCGGAACGGTGTGATGACATAGTATCCCGGTGCCGTTTACGGCTGGCTGAATTCGCCGTTGCCGTGCTGGGGCTGGACCCCTACGACTGGCAGATCAACACCTATGAGGACATTAACGATTACCGGCGCACGGCTGTTGTAGCGGCTAACGGTTCCGGCAAAACTGTTTCTCTGGTAGGTCCTGTTGTACTATGGTGGCTGTATTGCTTTCCCCGCGGACGTGTTGTTCTTACGTCTGGTTCCTGGCGGCAGTTAAAAACCCAGCTCTGGCCTGCAATCCGTGCTTACCAGTCTCATCCGGCATTCCGGGGTTGGAAATGGAACCAGATGGAAATTTTGACTCCGGAAGGAGGCTTTACCTCTATATTTTCTACCAATGATGAACAGAAGGCGGAAGGGTATCACGCGACGGCGGCAACGCCTGTCCTTTATATCGTGGATGAAGCGAAAGGCGTTCAGGACGGTATTTTTGAGGCGGCGGACCGATGCACCGTCACCCGGTATTTGTACCTTTCCTCCCCTGGTTCGGCCATGGGGAAGCATTACCGCTGCTTTCACGACGAGGCCAAAAACTGGCGGCGAACCAGGGTCACGTCATACATGTGTCCCCACATCCGCCCGGAAAAACGCGCGGAAGACCTGGAAACATACGGGGAATCACATCCCCTCTACCGTTCCATGCACCTTGCGGAATGGACGGAAGGGGAAGACATGCTGGTCATTACTCCGGAACAACTGAGACATGCGATAGACCATCCTCCGGCGTTCAAGGCGGGTGGACAATGGGCCGCTTTGGATTTTGCAGCCGGCCGAGACGAAAATGCCATTGCTGTACGGGAAGGAACCCTTGTCAGACTGGACCAGGCGTTTAGACAATCCAGCACGGTACAGGCCCGGCGCCGGATGGCAAACCGTCTCAAGGAACTCGGCATTGAGGCACATAATGCATGGGGAGACTCGGACGGTTTGGGGCTACCTATCGTCCAGCAAATGGCCGAACCGGTTGAAAGCGGAGGGGACGGCTACCGTATTAAAGAGTTCCGGGGAGGATTGCCCGGGGAAGACCCGGAACATTACCTGAACACCATTTCCGAAGCGTGGATACTGGGGGCTCGCGACATCGTCAACGGAAAGATCCGCATTGATGAACTCGACCCGGTCACATTCCGCCAGATGACTACACGCCAGATGGAATGGGACCAGAAGGGCCGCCTCCGCGTCATGTCCAAAGAAGACATGCGGGGAAAGGGCTTGCATTCCCCGGACCGGGCCGATGTGATTTTCATGGCTATTTGGGCCGGCCGTTCCTCCCGTGGCATTTGGACGGAGGAAACGGATGTGTACACGCCTCCGGACACGGAAGGGTGGTATCATGACTCCTGGACGGAAGGTCCTGTCTCCTGCGAAATCTGAAACACATATCCAGCCCCGACTATTTACGGATTTGAGGATTGCCGCATCATATTTTCATGAGGCAAGCCGCCAACTACAACGTACACGCCACGGAATCCCTGCCGCAGTCTCTTGCGCTGCATTTTATTTCTCCTTCCGGTGAGGATATGGACATCAGCGGTATGACGCTCCGCGGCGCGGTGGTACAGGATGGAGTGATCATGCTGGACTGTGCCGTTACGGGGGCGAGTACGGCATTGGTGACATGGCCGAGGTTGGCCGCCGGATGCGGCGCTTATGATATTTTTCTGACCGACGCATCGGGCAAAGAATACCCCTTGTTGAAGGGAGCCGTGCATGTAGTGTCCCGCGTTACGCCTCCGGATGGAACGAATGAGGCCGCGGCCGTGGCCGGCGCTCTTGATGTCTCCATCCCCGAAACGGAAGACGGATCCGTGACCATTTTGGAAAACCCGTCCATTGTGGTCGAGGAACTTGTACGACAGGCCGAAGCGGCCCGGGATGAAGCAGAGCAGCTTGTGGAAACGCTGGAAGAACAGGTGGAAAGCGGGGAATTGGTCAATGAGGCTGTAGCAAATAAATTGCCGGACGCGCTCAAGGAGGCGGGAGTGGAATTGGCCGCGGCAACCGGGCAATCCACCTTGTCCAGCGGGGACGCCGCCGACACCTGGACCATCGTCGGAGGCTACGCGATGACCTGGGGAGACGAGATACTGGCGGGGCATCTGCCCGACAGCTGCCGCCTGAAAAGCATTTCCACCGTGTATTTTTTCACCGACCCCGCCCTGAATCAGTATTGCCTGCGGATTTGGCGGCTGACGGACGGAGCTTACAGCCTGATCGGCACCTCCGCCTATGTGTCCAACCTGTCCAGCGGCCAGACGGCCACGTGGGTATTTACGCCGGGCGTTACATTGCAGCGCGGAGACAAAATCATCATCCAGGTGTGCGAGGGGACGGAGATGACGCCCTACGCGCTGGGCATGCACGCTGTCCTGACCCCTTCCGTCCCCGGACGCGGTTTGATCACGGAGGTGTCCAACCCGCCCGCCGTGAATGGTACGATGGCTCCCTTGATGACCGTGGTGGTGGACTATGACGACGGCATCACCCTGGGAGGGATGGAGCTGGCCACCGCGCGGCAACTGGATAGCCTGGGACGGGATGTGCGCCAATCTTCCGCGACCGCCGAGGCTGCGGCGCAGACGGCTGGCCAGTCCGCCGCTGCCGCGGCCACGGCTGCCTCCGATGCCGCGACATCCGCCACGGAGTCGGCTAACTCCGCGACGGCGGCCCAACAGGCTCTTGAGGCCATGCCGCAGGTGGATGCATCCGGCAATATGGCGCTGGCCGGAGGTCTGACGGCGGCGGGGGCTATTAACGCCAACGGAGGCATCAACATCCCGCTTGCCGTGGGGGCACCGACCGATACGTCAGCGGTCAACCGCCTGCATGCCGCAGGCTTGGCCGGAGTGACGGACATTTTTTCCCAGCACGCCTACCTCAACACGGGCAGCATTACGGCGACAGGGACGGCGGCAACTACCGCTCTCATTCCCGGCCAGTATGCGCAGGTTAGAGTGCCTGCCGGGACTCACAGCACGATTGTCTTTCCCTTCACAGGGCCTAACGGTCAACATAATTATTCCAACTTTGCGGGATTCTCCATTCCGTGGCGCATATCCGGCGCAGGCAAAATTACCATAGGCATCGGACGAGGCAGAAAAACGACAAGATCTGATTTAACCCAGGGATCGTACAGTATTATCCCTGGCAATAATCTGGCCCACAACAGCGGCGAAATTCTGGACATCACATTTGATAATGTACGGGATGCGACCCGCGGGGGCTACGTGGTCAAGGTGCGTGAGATTTACGCTCTTTCCGAGGCGGCAGGGTGGAGGGTGAAAACTACTACAAGTTTTGTGCCCGCGACGCATAACGAGCCTATACCTTCAATCGTTAATAAAATTATCTATCATCAACGAACCCAGTACAAATTCGAGAGCGAATATATTTCGTACGGCAGCCTCTATTTGCTGACGGGCGGAGGGCAGACGGTGCAGCTGCATAAAATCGCGGCGGTGCGCGGCGTTAATGCCTTTGAAACGGGCTTGGGGATTAGTTCGATAGTTACTGATTTGCCGGGGAACGCGAGCGGGGATGTGTACATGCAGGTGGGGTCTGCGGTGCGCACCCTCTACCAGCCCGGCAACATCAATCCCGTTTATTACGCGCTGGAAGCATTGGCAAGAAACGATATTGAAGCCGAAGAAACGGCTGATTTTGTGGACATTAACATACCTCTCTAATGATGAACGACGCAGAAATACAAATTCAGTTTCCGAAGCCTGGAACATGGCAGGAATTCACGTTGACGGCCATTTATCAGGACGCGGACGGGTACACCCGCATAGACCGCTATACGCAGGACGAAATTCCAGCGGAGCAGGCCCCGGCGATGCAGGCCGTCGTTGCCGCGCTGGTGGGGCTGGGGGAGGACTGGCAGGCGGTGCAGGTGTGGGCAAGGCTGGGAAAAGATGTCCTGACCCTTGCGGAGGATGGTGCCTATACAATGATTGATGCGGTGTCTTTGACCGTTGAGGCCGTCCATGCGGAGACCAAAGGCCGCAGGATTTTTACAGTCTCGGACTACCCGGCTTTTATCATCACGGACCCCGCCGCCGTGGCGTTTTTCAAGTTTTTCACGACGGCATCCAATCGTTAATCACTCATATTCCATTACTAATCATGCACTATCTGTCTCTTGATACGGTCATTTACCGTCCGGACGGCCTCCGGGATATCGTGCTGTGCCAGTACGACGACGTGATGGCGGAGCTGGTGGAGGTCAAGCCCTCCGTCCAGCTCCAGCGCGAGTTCGTCATCGGCAGTCCCTGGATGCACCAGGCGTCAAGGGGCAACGCCTCCCTGCAGATGTCTTTTACGGTGGTGCGGGCATTTACGACGTTCGGACGCGCCCGTGCCTGGGGGCTCGACCTCCAGGAGACGCTCACCCTTCACCCGGAGGGAGCCGTTACCTGGTTGTCCTGCTATTTCCGGGGCCGTCCGGGCCGGACCAGAACCTATCACGCTACGGTGGATCTTGCCCAGCCGTTGCCTCTCACGAGCGATCACGATCTCGGCGCGGACGGTCCGAGTATGGGCCGCCGTCCGGAGGACATACGCCTCCCCGGCATGGAGGGCAAGGCCTGGGCCGCCCTGCAGGTATCCCTCACTCTGACGGGAGACATTTCTTAACCATCTATAAACTTTAACTAATAACTATCATATCACCATGGCAGACAAGGATTACAAGGTACAGGTAGGTGTGGAAGCCAAGGCCGACACGCGGGGACTGGATCAGGTCAACAAGGGGCTGGACAAGGTCCGCAGGACGGCCAAGCAGGTCAACGACGAGCTGGACGACAATGCAGCCGCCTCCAATCTGGAAGAGGTGACGGATGCCGCTGAGGAGTCCGCCGAGGCTCTGGATAAGACCAGCGATGCTGCAGAGGGTGTGCAGGAGGCCGTCAGCAAGGTTGGACAGGAGGCCAGGGCCACCGGCGATGAGATGGACAAGGCAGGAAGCAAAGGAGAGGAAGCCGGGCGCAAAATGGAACGGGGAGCCAGGAAAGCAGCGGCTGGACTGGGCGACCTCAAGGCCAAGGTACAGGCGACGTTCAACATCCCCAACGAGCTGGAGGCTGCCTACGGCCGGGGCGTAGCTTGGGGACAGGCCATCCTGGACGGCTGGGAAAAATACATTGAGGGCGTGGACAAGGCCGCCGTCAAACGGGCGCGGGAACTTAAAGACCGGCTGGCCAGGGAGGCCGCCGCGCGCGAGCAGGCCTATACTGACGCGCTGACCAATGCCAAACGCGAGCGCATCTACGACGAGGAGCAGCGCAAAATCACGGCCATCAACGACCTTTACACCCAGCGCATCCAGCTCATCGGCCAGCTGGCCGTCAACCGCACGGCGGAGGTGGACCATGTGGATGCCCTCCGCCAGAAGGAGCTGGAGCTGCAGCGCACCATTGTCAAGACCCGCGAGATCAGAGGGGAAATCAGCAAAGAAACGGCTGCCGCCCTGATGGCTGACCTGGACGCCTCCGAGGCCAAATCCGCTGCCAAGTCCCGTGAGGACCGCCAGCAGATCATGCTGGAGGCTGCCATCCAGGCCCGCGACGAGACTGCCAGGCAGGTCCAGCTGATTAAGGCCGAGCAGGAGCAGGCGGCCAAATTACCTCATGCAGGGATGACGGGCGATGATTATCAGATCCTTGATGCCATTGTAAAGAGAGGAGAAGATCCGCAAGAAAAGCAACGAAGAGAAAACATAGAAAAACAGTTTGAGACTGCTCGGCAAAAATACATTACAGCTAAAAATCATGGAGACGCAGACGGCATGCAAGCTGCCGGAAACGCGATAACTCAATATTCTGATCAACTGAAACTCATAGGAGAACAAAAACAAAAAGAAGAAGATGCTTTAGATAAATTGCTAGCTATTGAGCAACACTTAGTTAATAAAGGGATTATATCAGCTCAAGATAATCCTGATGTCAAACTGGGGAAAATAAAAAGAGAACTAGACGCTCAATCGACAAAAGACAAAACGAGAATAAACGAGCTCAAAGAAAAAGAAACTCAGCTCCAGCTGGACGAGTCCAACGTCACGACCCAGCAGCAGCTCCTGCAGTACCAGAAGGAAATCAACTCCAAGGAGGCGGCAATCGTCGCCGCCAAGGCCGACCAGGCCAGCGCCGTGGCCGCCGACGAACGTCGCCAGAAAGACCTCGCCGAGCTGGCCAGCCAGCGCAAAAAGGTCCAGAAGCGCTGGCGCGAGCATTACGACCAGCTTACCGCCGGTCAGGACTATAAGGACCGGGAGACTCCGCAGCTCAAGCGCCTGCTGACCGAGGGGCAGCACATGGCCGATGCCGGCTATATGTCCGAGCAGGACTCCGCGCGTCTGGCCCGGATGCGTGACGAGGCCCTCAAGGGATTGCCCAGGGAGCTGCAGACCAAGGTCAAGTGGATGGTGGATGATATGATCAAGGGCTATTCCAGAGCCGCGTCCGGAGAGCGCAACCTGCTTACTCCCCTGGAGCGCAAGGACCTGGAGGCGAGCCGGTTCAAGGGCAAGCTGGACAGCCTGGCCGACATCACCCCCAGCCTGACCAAAGATGGAGCGGCCGCCAAAATAGTGGCCATTCTCAAGGACGTGGCCAAGTACGGCGTCCTCAATGAGGCCACCGTCAAGCAGCTGGAGGCGTTGAGCATGCGCATCAACGCGGACGATGCCGCCGGGCAGCGCGTCGTCTCCCTGGTCAGGGAACTGGTCCAGGGCGAGCTGGGCCGTATCCTGACGACCATGTCCAGACCGCAGCCGGCCAGACCCCGACGCGTCACCCCGGAGGGCCGCGATCTGGATGCCGAGGATGAGGTGCGCACGCGGATCCGCGCCGGTGCGCAGGCTCCGCAGCCTCATCCGCAGCCCGCACCCCAGCCTGCAACCGGTCAGGGCTACAACGCCATGATCGGCGAGTTTGCCCGGCAGATGTTTGGACAGGGGGAGACCAGCGGGCGCATTCTGGACGTCATGCAGCAGTTTCTGGTTATCGCGCGGCAGTCTGCTTCCCAGGCCTCCCAGTACGACGCCCGGCTGAGAAAAATGGAGCAGGAGGTAGCCACCCTCCAGTCCCGCGCCAGATTCGGTCGTTAA